CTCGGTGTCATACGCAGATCAGGCATCAACCGTCACACTTGAGCGCGAAAACAACCAGCAGGTTCTAGAAGTCTTATCTGGTCGGGCTTACAAGACCGTAGACAAGACCGCCACACTAAACGTGGAACTATACCTTGACGATTCAGCATCAGCTGGAATCATCTCGGCACTATGGGATGCAGCCAACAGCGCACCTGATACATCACTAGCGTTTAGCTTTGATGTAAACGGTGACACATTTACTGGCAACGTATTCCCGGTATTCCCAACCGTTGGTGGCGCGGCTACTGACGTACTAACTACCTCGCTATCTTTTGTAGTCGAGGATGGAACAGTTACAAGAGCGTAATAGAGAGAACAGGGCAACCCTTATGAAGTACGAAATCACTACACAACAGGGCAACAAGTACGAAGTGCATGACGATAATGCATGGCTATGGATAGAGATCGAAAGAGAACTCGGTTACACAGTCAGGCAGGTTGCGCAAAAGATAGACGATGGCTCGCTGGATGTGATCACCTGTATGTTGTTTAAGGCTGCAAAGTCCCAAGGCAAAACACAGATGCCAAATCAGCAGGCTTGGGTTACAAATGAGTTTGATGGTTGGGACGTGATCGAGGAAAACCCAAAAGAGAACTCGCAGACGGACTCGTCAGAATAGCGGTAAGCACCGGGATTCCCTTGTCTGATCTGTACCAATGGTCACTCGCTGACATAAATACGGCTTTACAGCTGATAGCAGAAAGGAATGGACATGGCTGAAAGAGTAACAGTTAAGATCCAACCTGACTCTAGTGATCTCCGAAACCTTTACAAAGCATTTCGCCAGATGGATGAGGGATCTAAAAACGCTCTAAAAGATGAAGTGACATCAATAAGCGCATGGTCAGCAACCGAACTGCAATCTAGTTACACAATGAATCCAAAACCAAAACAGGCTCAAAAGGTTGCAGCTACAATCCGAGCCAATAAAGATCGAATTCCAAATGTGACCATCGGTGGTAACAAACAGAGATTTAGCGGCGGCGCAGTATCTGGTCAAGTATTGTTTGGCTCGGAGTTTGGCGGGCCAGCCCCGTTTGCTAACGGTGGCCGCCGATTCCCAGATCGATCTGATCCACAAGGTCGTGGAAACATTGGTTATGGCATTTTTAAGAAACTGAAAGAAATACAACCACGACTAACCAGAGAATGGAAAGACGCAATTGAGCGTCATGTCATAAAGAAATGGGATCAAAATGGCTGACGTTAGAACGCTCAAACTTAATCTACTAGCAGATGTAGATCAATTTAGTCGAAGCCTTGACAGGGCAGACAATCAAACAAAAGGTTTTGCTGGCAATCTTAAAAAGTATGGCAAGATTGCGGCTGGCGCTTTTGCAACCGCAGCTGTGGCCGCTGGAACTTACGCAGTCAAACTTGGTGTTGATAGTGTAGAAGCAGCAATCGAGGATGAACAAAGTCAAAAAACTCTAGCAAAAACATTAAAAAACACCACCAAAGCAACAGACACACAAGTCAAAAGTGTCGAGGATTATGTTAGAGCGCAACAGTTATCTTTAGGTATTTCAGACGGCAAGATTAGACCAGCATTAGGAAACCTTGCCAGAGCAACGGGAGATGTAACAAAGGCTCAAGATTTAACTAACTTGGCAATGGACATTAGTGCATCTACCGGGCGTGATCTTGAACAAGTATCTTTGACACTTGGTAAAGCTTACGGTGGCAACTTTGGTGCATTACAAAAACTCGGTATCCCTTTAGATGACAACATCAAAAAATCAGGAGATTTCAATGTTGTGCAAGCGGAATTAGTCCGTTTGTTTGGTGGTGCTGCTCAAGCAAATACCGAAACTTATGCAGGCAAATTGGCTATTTTGCAAGAGCGATTTAGTGACATTCAAGAGGGCCTTGGCGCAAAGTTATTGCCTAAATTAACAAATCTTTTAGACATTGTTATCAAAGTATCAAAAGCCTTTAGCGGCGAGGATCCTGATGGCCTGACTAATCGCGCCCGAGAACTAGCTGGCGAAGTTAATGATGGTGGCGAATACAGTTTGGGCCGTAGCCTTGTCGCTTTGGCTGATGCTTTCAAGATGATGTTTGATGCTTTGGTTAGTAAGAATGCAGCTGATGGACTTACTACCTTAGAGAAAACCGCTAATGCAATTAACAACATCTCTACTGCCATTGAGAAATTGTCCACCATGTATACCAAGATCAAACCTTTATTAAAGTTTTTGCCAAGCAATTTGATTGTGCAAGCTCTTGGCAAGTTACTTACAGAGGAAGCCAGAGCAGCTGGAGGCCCTGTGATGGCTGGTAAGGCTTACCGCGTTGGCGAGTTTGGCCCTGAAACTTTTGTGCCAAGTGGCTCTGGATCTATCCGCCCAGACACAGGCGGTAGCGGTGGCGTAACAATCATCATGAACGGTGTCATTGACGGTGAGTCTGCTCGCAGAAGCATTGAACGCTTACTCCAAGATTCATCACGCCGAACAGGTGCGATCAATCTAGTCGGGGCTACATTGTGACAACGTATGATCCGTATCCGACTGTCACTTTTGCAGGGGCTACAACTTACGCCGATAACACGATCTCATCTATCTCGATCCGCATGGGCCGCGATGATGTAACCACACAACCGCAACCGGGCTTTGCATCCATCAGACTTTGGACAGATGCTAGTGAGCCATTGAGTGTGGCCTTGAGTCAATCGGTATCGGTATCCATTGACAAGGGAACATCAGGCACACAAGAAATCTTTGCTGGCATCATTTCAGACATTGACATCAGCCTTGAGCAGTACGGATCAGAAGGCTCAATCGCCATCTACCAGATCACAGCCGTTGGACCGCTTTCGCAGCTGAACCGTCACTTGGTAGGTGGCTCAAACTATGCCAAAGAGTATGACGGCACAAGAATCCTAAACATCCTTAGTGAAGCATTCCTGCAATCATGGGCTGATTTAAGCTCGACAATCACATGGAACGATCTACCAAACGAAACCACTTGGGCGAGTTACGATGCTACCAATGTGGCCTTAGTTAATAACTTAACTGCCAATGTGGATGTGCCGGGTGTTTATGAATTGATGGCCTACTCCGATGGCGAAGCCGATGGCTACACGTTAGCGACCAATGCGGCCAACTCGGGGCGCGGTGTGCTTTGGGAAGGTGGCGATGGCGATCTGCACTATGACGATTACGCCAGCCGATCCACTGCGATCCCACTAACTCTTACAGCTGATGACATTTTGGCAGGTGGACTACGCACCGCCGCACAATGGGGTGAAATTGTAAATGATGTGAACGTGACATACCGAGCAGGTACTGAAAACGCCAGAGATGAAAATTCAATTATCCAATATGGACAGTTGTCAGGATCGCGCACGACTCAACTACATGATGCGTCAGCTGCCTTGTCACAGGCTCAAGATTTCCTAGAATCCCGGGCATACCCAAGAATTTACCCAGAGCAGATCACAATCCCTTTACACTCACCAACCGTCAGCGATGCCACTAGGGATGCCCTAGCAGCCGTCTACAACGGTTTAAGAGTGGATACCTCGGCATTACCAGCCGTCTTTGGAACTACCTTTGACGGCTTTGTTGAGGGCTACACATGGAACTTGACCCGATACACCGCTGACTTGGCCCTAACCTGCTCGGCATACTCTGAAACTTATTTGAGTATTATCTGGGATCAAATACCACCAACTACAACGTGGGCAGGTTATACTCCAAGTACCACAGAATGGGATGATTTATAATGGCTACAACTACCAATTACGGGTGGACTACCCCGGACAATACGGCTTACGTCAAAGATGGCGCATTGGCTATGCGTACTCTTGGCAGCGCGATTGATACAACTTTGGGCGGATTTCTAAACGTAAAGCAAATTGTAACTGGTTTTACAACTACCGCCGCTGGTTCATCATCATCAACCTTTGCAGATACTGGGCTAACGGCTACGATTACGCCAACGTCCGCATCAAGCAAAATCTTGGTTTTTGTTTCTCAAAATGGTTGTAAAAAAATTAATAACACAAGTATGAATCTGCGCGTAGTGCGTGGTGCAACAACTATTAGCAACTTTGGAATTCAAGTTGGCTACACCAATACGGCTTTGGAAATAGTTAATGGTGGAGTTTCTACCATGATCTATGACTCACCAGCAACAACAGCCGCAACAACTTACAAAACACAATTTAGCAGCCAAGCAAACATTGGCTTTGTTGATGCTCAATTTGCCAGCGCATCATCAACAATCGTACTCCTAGAAATAGAGGCATAATGACACACGATGAAGTAATGAAAACTTTAATTGATGCTGGATTCAATTCTGGATGGGTTGTGCGCGATGGCAAAATTGTTTTATGGGAAAACTCCGAAGCAGTCCCAAGCAAATTGTCTGACTGCGTTGAATTAGAAATCGTTACAACTGATAAACCAAAATCAACGAAAGCAAAGACAACGGCATAATGACATTCCTAGTTTGGTTTGCTCATAGTCCCATTGCATCATTTGTTAAGGTATTTGGTGCTGGTGTGCTTGGCTGGTTGCTTGTAAATGCTGACACACTTGGCATACATCCAGCATTAACCATTGGATTAGTTTCGGCATTACCGATCATCATTAACTGGTTAAACCCAGAGTATGACAATTACGGCAGGGCCAACTTAGATGAAACCGATTAAGTCAGGCATTGTTTCATTTCCCTACGGGGCTAAATACAAAACTGGTGGAATTCATAAAGGCATTGACTACCGGGCAAGTATAAACACACCAGTAGTAGCTGCAGTGTCGGGTGTAGTCGTACATGCTGGCAAGCACATTTACAAAAAAGGCTGGGGATACGCCTTTGGTATTCACGTCATAGTTGATAATGATGCCTTTGAGGACGGCACAGCAGGCCTGTGGGCAGGTTATTGCCACCTCAATGGAGTAACTGTGTCAGTTGGCCAGAGAGTGCGTCAGGGCCAATTAGTGGGCGTATCAGG